TCGCCACACGGAAGTAGGCACCGTCGCAGCCAAGTATGTCGAAACACTCCAACGCTCTAACGAACAACTTGTTAAGCTTGTTACGCTATTAGAAAAAAAGAAAAGCGCATCTGCTGGATTAACAGACGATGATAAGTCGGAAATTTTTGACTTGCTTAACGGAGAAAACTAATGCCAATAATGGGCTTGCTGGAAAATCTTGGTGGACCGTTTCAGGACTCAGAACAAGAAAACGCAGAGGAACAAAAAGCAGAAAACGAGCGCGTTATTAATGAAACCAATGAATATGCTCGCTTTGTTGATGAATTAATTAGAATATTTGGTGGAGCACAAACTAATGTAGCACAAGATACAGAAGAAATAACCGTTTCTAGTAAGTTCAATGATGCGCTTAAAAATGAAAAAATTAAAGACCTCACCAGTAAGTTCCAATCGGGACAAGGAAAGCCTTTGCATGGCTTGTACGCACTGGTATTACAAAAATTTGAAGAGGAGGAGCGAGGAACCGGATTGCCTCCCGAAGGCGGCGGCGGCTCGGCATGGAAACTGGCTTTGCGTGCTTTAAAAGGGCACCCTATTTCCAAGGGGATAAGAGCCGCTGACAATATGGTAGACAATATGGTAGAGGGCGCACGCCAGAGAGTATTAGGAAATAATTCCGACGCCAGTGAGATTTCTGATCAAGCAACAGAAAATTTAAAAAAACTAGATTTTCCTCAATACTATGTTTTTGTTTTGAGTAATATTGGCGATAACAATCCAATTCCAACTTTATTAGAAGAAAGAGCACTGTCGGGAGGACAACGAATGGGGCGCGTTTTTGGAAACAATCCGCCAATCCAACACGGTAATAAAATTAATTCTAGAAAATTTACTAATATTGATAACTACCCAAAATCTATCATAACTTCAAAATCAATGCGAGATGAAGAAGAATTAACACCGGGAACTTTGATCCGAGTTGCTTATGATTCTATCGATACGACCGGCAATCTTATAATCAATGAAATAATTGAGGGCGATCCTGAATTTGTTGAGCTTGTAATGCGTGGTTTTGGTGCTAAGGCTCTTCTGAACGCTGTTATTGCCTGTCAGCAAGACTCAATGTTAACCAGTGTTCAACACCCAACGGGAGATCCAATTGGAACCTTGAACGATGTTTTAACTAAAACAAACATAGGTGGTAATAACACCATCGCTTATCCATATAAAGAGAACGCTACTGTTAATTTAGTTGTATTTTTACACGGGACATTTCCTTATGGAAATCCAGCAAAAACCGGACAGGAAATTATTTTAGAAGAAGTTAAAAAACTTCCCATAACGAGCACCATGTTTTTAATTCCAAAAGGCACTACGAAAGGTAATTTTGAATGGGATGCAATTGAGCAAGCCATAAACGACCTTACAGCTAAGGGGATAACAATCAGCACTAAAAGACTTGGTGCTTGGAGTGCCGGTGTTATAGGTTTCAACAAGGCTATTCAAGGAGCGCCAGACGGCTACTGGAATGCTGGATATTCCTTAGCAGACCCGTCGCCATCAACACGAGTTTTTGGAAGCGAGTTTGAAAAATTACCCATCGGAGTTTATATGGAATACAATCGAGACGTTTGGAAATCTACCTACCCGAATCTTGCTGCTGCTTTTCCCAAAATGGCTCAAAAAATCACCACAATAGGTGGGCAAGCAATAGAAAAAACAGAGATGAATCACAAACAAATTTTAGTGTCTGTATTAACAAGACTGAATAAGTGAATACTTAATATATAAGGAAAATATTTTATGTCTCAATTACCAGTTCCAAACAATAATATCCCGGCAGAAAATCCACCTGCTATAGTTTCAAGTATCTGTTCAGATTCATCTTTTCTTGGAGCAGGACTGGGCGGACCAGGCGGAGCCGCTGGCGGTGTTTACACGAATATTCCAGATGGTGAAATTGTTCATCGTGTTGAAAACACTTACATGCCTGCTGGGTCGAAATCGGATCGTCCTCCAAAATCCAGATTAACAGGTACAATTGAAAAATTTGTTGTTTTTAATGGAAAAATCATCCCAGTAGAAATAGCAGTTTATTTAAAATCAATGATTGACGCAGCAAAAAAAGACGGAATTGACATACAAGTAACAAGTGGTTTTAGAACAATGGCACAACAAACGGCAGGCTGGACCAAGCATCCCGGCTCATGGGCAAGACCTGGCTGGTCTCCACATCAAAGAGGATATGCCGTTGATATGAGAACCACAGGCGGCTATAGTGAACAATTTGGCGGCGGTCGTTATATGTGGCTTGTAAAAAATGCTTATCGTTTTGGTTTTATTCGAACTGTTACATTTGAAAGGTGGCATTGGGAATTCAGAGGAAATTGGGTAGGTCAGCCAAGACCCACATGGGCAAACGATGGAAAGTGGAGAAAATTAACACAATTTGCAAAAGTTCCGAGAACTCACATCTGTGGCACAGGTCCAAAAGAGGATGGCTGGACTGGTGGAAGCACTGTTCCAGTGCGTTATCAATTTCCTCCAGATAAAAAGGCATTCGATTCACAGGGAAGGTCGGGTGCTGTTAACACTTGGACCGACGAAGACGGACAACACCTTCCTGATAAGCTTGATAGATTATACCCTGGCTGGGATAAATTAGGTCCAGCCACAATAACATCTGAAACACCAACAGAAACGCCAACAGAAACACCTGAAACATAACTTTAAAAACAACTATTTAGATATATGGCGAGAACTTTAGAATCAAAACAAACAGCTATTACCGCTCCAGCAGTTAATAATGAGGGATTAGATCCGGTTTCAAGTGCCGTTTCAAATACCTCAAATGCACAGGAAATTTTAAGAGTATCGGGCTTAAACAATGAAAGAATGCTCGAACCAACCGGAAAGTATATTAGAGCGCCCGGTGAAAAAGTTTTCCAACAAGGAAACCTGTCTATTGTTCTGGGTCGCGATAGACCCGGTGCGAGAAACACCGGCTATGGTGGACGAGGACACACTGGTTCGTCAACAATGGATATGGTGGCAGGAAGGCAGTGTTCCCCGATTGACTCTACTTTAAATTATGATCCAAACATGGAACAAGATGCTGCAAGGCTTTATATTAGTCAAAAAACTGATATCGATACAAACTTTAATACTCCTGGCAATTCTATTGCGAAGTCCGCCGTTGGTTTAAAAGCTGATGCTGTAAGAATTATTGGTCGAGAAAGCATTATGCTTGTAACAAGAACTGAGGACACTAATTCAAGAGGCGGCAC